TAACAGCGGCTCCACGGTCAACGGTAACTCGTACCTCGCACTGACCGGCGGTGTGGTTTCCAACGGTACGGGTAACACACGTGTTACCACCGCTGCTCCGTGGCGTGTTGTTGGTGTTGTTCCAGAGACTGCTGTAGTGGTTTCGGCTGTTGCATCGACTTCGGGTTCATCCACCACCCTCACGTTGGCGGCTTCTAACTCGGCAATTCTTGCAGGTATGCAGGTTGTTGCCGCAGGTACTGGTGCGGCTCAAGGTAACTACATCACGGTTACCAACGTAAACGGCGCGACTCTCACGGTTAGCAGTGCTATCACTGTTGCTTCGGGTACGACCTGCTCGTTTATCGGGTTCCCGGAAGTCTTGGTAACGTGGAACGGAAACTTCCATTCCATGAACAACACCACTGGTGTCTAAGGAGTAAATAATGGCTATTTCACGCGCCCAACTACTAAAAGAACTCCTGCCGGGGCTTAACGCTCTGTTTGGTTTGGAGTACGCCCGTTATGGCGAAGAGCACAAAGAACTCTACGAGACCGAGAAATCGGAACGTAGCTTTGAAGAAGAAACCAAGCTGTCTGGTTTCTCCGCTGCTCCAGTCAAAAACGAAGGCCAATCAATTGCGTATGACAATGCGCAGGAAGCCTTTACCGCTCGCTACACCCACGAAACCATTGCTCTTGGTTTCTCGATCACCGAAGAGGCGATTGAGGACAACCTGTACGACAGCCTGTCTGCTCGTTACACCAAGGGTCTGGCTCGTGCAATGGCGTACACCAAGCAGGTCAAAGCTGCTGCGGTTATTAATAACGGCTTTAACAGCGCCTACCCCGGCGGTGATGGAGTTTCGTTGTTTAACACAGCACACCCGCTAGTCTCTGGTGGCACGAACAGCAACACGCCTTCCACGGCTGCGGACTTGAATGAAACTTCGTTGGAAAACGCGGTCATTCAAATCGCTGCATGGACGGACGAGCGCGGCCTGCTAATCGCAGCAAAGCCACGTAAGCTGATCATTCCTCCATCACTGATGTTCGTTGCTACCCGTCTGTTGGAAACCAGCCTGCGTGTTGGCACAACCGACAACGACATCAACGCTCTGAAGAACAACGGCGCAATCCCCGAGGGTTACACCGTTAACCACTTCTTGACCGACACGAACGGCTGGTATTTGACTACCGATGTTCCAAACGGCCTGAAGCACTTTGAGCGTACGCCATTGACGAACTCAATGGACGGTGATTTCGATACCGGTAACGTACGTTACAAGGCACGTGAGCGGTATTCGTTCGGATTTTCTGACCCGCTCGGAGTCTACGGTTCGCCCGGTTCTAGCTGATAAATCAAGCACTTAGCTCGATTGGAAGGCCCCGCAAGGGGCCTTTTTCTTTTTTGTTTAACATTACCTGTGTCGTAACACATCGCGTTTTGTTACCTGTTACTAAGTCTTAAAGCCGCTTGCATTCCACAAACCAACGTGATATAAATGCACATACCTAGACCACCCGACTTGCTGACTGACTAGGCAGACTTCCCTCAAGAGACAGCAAGTTTTGATTTGAGGATATATTATGGGTTTCGCTTCCCACCTTGGCCCTTGGCTGCTTGGCACTAACAAGTACACCACCGGCACGACCGCTGGCACGATCCAGAACATGGGCGCTACGCAAGTTTGCCAGACTGGAACCATGACGGTTAGCACCACGACGGCTACCACAATTGCGGTAATCCCGGCTGGTGCGCAGATCACCAACATCTTCTGTGATATCACCACGGCGTTCTCTGGAACCACGGGTAATACGATCACGATTCAAACGGCTGGCGGCACCGCGCTAGCTACGGTTGGTAGTGCTACTACGACTTCTTTGGCTACTGGTCGCGCAACGACCACGTTGTCGGGCACCAACATGGCTACGATCCTGAACGTCGGTTCTACCGATCTGGTGCTTCAGGTTATCTACGCTTGTGCAGGTACGGCTAGTGGCGGAGCAGCACAAATCACTGTGCAGTACATCGTTAAAGGTTCTGACGGCGTAATGTACCCAACTAGCACGCAAAACTAAGGGGCTGATATGCGCCCGATTGTTTACACGATTACCGGCGGGGCTGGTACGCAGGTTGCATCGCAGGTGTGCCCCATTGACTACTACATTTCTCCGGCAAACATTGCCCTGAGTGTAGTGGTCACGGGGTCTATTACATATACGGTGCAATACACGTTTGACGATGTGTTTGCTGCGGGATACGCTCCTGCTAGTGGCAATTGGACTGATCACCCCACGTTGGGGACGCAGACAACTACGAAAGATTCCAACATCTCGTATCCAGTTCGGGGGATTAGGATTATTTCCCCCGCATCCCCATCGTCTTCTGGCACTGCAAGATTGACCATCATCCAAGGTGGTGGAGGTGGATTAGCATGATTGCTAACAGTATTGACGGTTCTAACTCAACGCTTGACCTGCTGTCTACGCTGCTTGCTGACCCGACTGTTTATGCTGATAAGCTCAAGGCGCTGACCGAAGCCACTGCTGAAAACAAAAAGTATGTGGAGTTGGTTGGCCCCGCCTCTGAGATTGTGGCTATTCGGACACAGGCAGATGCAGACCGCGCAGCAGCAGCGCAAGCTGTAGCAGATGCAAAAGTAGAAGCTGACAGTATTGTTGGCGGCGCTCATGCAGATGCTGCGGCCATTCTTGCAGACGCACAAGGTCAAGCCGATACGCTGGTAGCACAAGCTAAAGCTCAGAAAGACCAATCTACTGCGGTGTTGTCGCAAGCCGAAATTTCATTGGCCGATGTTAAGCGGGCAGAGTCAGAAGCCAAAGCAGCAACTGCTGCGGCTAACGCACAAGCTCAAAGTTTGGCAACGGCGCAGGCGGCAACAGAGGCGTTACAGGAAGAAGTAGCAGGTATCAAAGCAGCACTATTGGCAAAGACAAAAGCCTTCGTTGAAGGGTTGTAATGTCAGTTGTCCTGCTCACAGAACCTTTCTCTGGGGGCACGGGTTCGGGCACAGTAACTTCAGTTAATGTCTCTGGGGGTACTACCGGGCTAACCACATCCGGAGGTCCGATAACGACCTCTGGAACGATTACGCTTGCTGGCATACTTGCCGTTGCAAATGGTGGTACTGGCACGGCCACACCGGGATTAGTAGCAGGAACAAACGTCACAATTACTGGGACGTGGCCTAATCAGACCATCAATGCTTCTGGTGGTCCAATCCTTGAATCTCAAATTATTATTAGCCAGAACTACACGTTAACTAGCAACACAAACGGTTTGAGCATTAGTCCAGTTACGGTCGCTACGGGTTATGCAGTGACAGTACCAACTGGGCAAGTCTGGTTAATTTGGAGTACCTAGATGGCAAATATTAAAGTTCAGGGTAACGCAAGCGGAGCGGGTACGCAAACGATACAGTCTGCGGCAACCTCGGGTACGCCGGTTGTTACTTTACCAGACGCAACTGGAACTCTGCTTATTAGCGGTGGTGACTTAGGAACGCCTTCAGCAATTGTGCTGACAAACGGCACTGGGCTGCCGCTTACTACTGGTGTGACAGGCACTCTGGCTGTGGCCAACGGTGGCACCGGGGTTACAACGTCCTCTGGCGCAAGTTCGGTGGTTTTGCGTGATGCTAACGGCAACATCTCTACTAACGCCACGTTCAACGGGTTCACAAGCGTTGCTGCGTCGGGCACTACGATTACGCTGACCGCAGCATCAACCCCTGTTTACAGCATTACGGGTTCTGGCGGACAGGTCATACAATTACCCAATGCAACGACACTGTCAAACGGCGCAATCTTTTCGTTTAACAACAACCAATCCAGCGGCGCAATTACCGTAAATAATTCTTCGGCTACGCTGGTTGTTTCTGTTCCGTCTGGCGCGTATGTAACAGTTGTTTTGTTATCTAACGCGACTTCTGCGGGAACATGGGACAGGCACGACCAAACACCATCAAATACGTCTTGGTCAACGAACACGCTTGATTATCCCGGTTCAATCACTAGTGCAACATGGAACGGCGCAACCGTAACGGTAAGCAGAGGTGGAACCGGGGCAACAACCTTGACGGGTGTCTTGAAAGGTAATGGAACTAGCGCATTCACCGCTGCTGTTGCCGGAACAGATTACCAAGCGCCAATTACGCTGACTACAACCGGAACTTCTGGTGCGGCTACGTTTGCAGGAAACACGCTTAATATCCCCCAGTATTCAGGTGGTGGAGGGAGTCCGGGCGGCAGCACAACTCAAGTTCAATACAACAGTTCCGGTTCATTTGCTGGCTCTGCAAACCTGACATTTGATGGAACTACGCTGACTGCGGCGGGTTTTTCTGGTCCTCATAACGGTACGGTTGGGGCAACCACTGCTAGCACTGGTGCATTTACCACTCTGTCTGCAAGTTCAACAGTTAGCGGTACTGGGTTTAGCACTTACCTAGCAAGCCCTCCTGCGATTGGCGGAACAGCAGCAGCGGCGGGTACGTTTACAACCGGAACCTTTAATACATCAACTGTACACAAAGGTGCGACTAGCGGAACGGTTACGATTTCCGCTCCAACCGTAGCGGGTACACAGAGTTACACACTTCCAACGGCACTTCCTGCTGTTAGTGGTTACGCACTAACCAGTACAACTGGCGGGGTTATGTCATGGGCTGCATCTGGTAGTGGAACTCCCGGCGGCTCAAACACACAGATTCAGTTTAATAACTCTAGTGCGTTTGGTGGATCTGCGAATCTGACGTGGGACGGTACAAATGTCCAACTTGGTGCTACTGGCGCTTTGCGGTTTGCTGACACTGACAGCAGCAATTATGTAGCGTTCAAATCACCCGGAGTTGTGTCTGCAAACGTCACATGGACGTTGCCAGCAACAGATGGTTCTGCTAGTCAAGTTTTGTCTACAAATGGCTCTGGCACGCTCTCATGGGCGTCTTCTGGGGCTGCAACGGTAGCCAGCGGCTGTATCTATCTGAACAGCTTGACGATTTCAGCTAACTACACGATTGCTGCAAGCCAAGGGGCGCACAGTGTTGGACCGATTACTGTGTCTTCTGGTGTTACCTTGACGGTCAGCAGTGGCTCACGCTACGTCATCGCATAAGGACGAATAATGGCAACTACGATCAACGCATCAACGTCCGCTGGGCTGGTATCGACTGCCGATACTAGCGGTGTGTTGCAACTGCAAGCGGCGAATACTACGGTTCTGAATGCGGAACTTGGCAAGGCACTGGCTCTTCAGGGCGCATCGTCTACAACTGGATGCGGTATTGCTTTTCCGGCTACTCAGGTAACGTCTACGGATGCCAACACATTAGATGATTATGAGGAAGGAACTGCCACAATAACATTGACTGCGACATCTGGCACTATTGCAATGCTCGGTGGGTTTGACACCATTCGCTATACAAAAGTGGGTAGATTGGTAACAATATCTGGGCGATTGTACGTAAATAGTGTCTCTTCACCAACTGGCGCTTTAACGTTAAATGGTTTGCCTTTTGCTTGTGGGAACGCCGCCGCTGCTGAATCAAGTTTTTCCATTTACGCATCTGGATTTGCGGCAACGGCAACAACTGCAATACAAGCAATTGTAATTTCAGCAGTCACAACAATTGCAATACGTAAATTTACCGCCGGATCAGCCGTCGATACTCTCGCTGCTGATACACAGTCCGGATCTCAATTTTACATTAACGGAACTTATTCGGTTTAATTAACTACACCGGATTAGTGTAGTCAGACACAAGGAATTATCATGCTTACTAAAGAAGTCAAGATTGACCAGATCACAGTCACCGAGAACGGCATCGTTCTTTACCGTGAAGCAACGCGCATTCTTGAGGATGGGGTTGAACTGAGCAAGACGTATCACCGCTCAAGCCTGACTCCGGGTCAGGATTTGGCCGGTGTACCGGAGAATGTTGTGGCTATTTGCAATGCGGCATGGACTGCTGACGTTGTTGCGGCTTATCAAGCACAGGTGAAGTAATGGCTATTACGCTAGACGGGACCGCTGGGATAACGACTCCTCCAGTCACGGTAACGAACGTTGTTGGGGTCGGTGGCGCTACTCCTGCGGCAAGCGGTGCTGGCATTACGTTCCCTGCTACTCAGTCCGCATCGTCTGACGCAAATACGCTAGATGATTACAAAGAAGCAACATGGACTCCAACTGATGCTAGTGGTGCTGGATTATCGTTTACTGTAACCACCGCAAATTATACAAAAATAGGTCGGGTTGTTATAGCCCATTGCCAATTAAGTTATCCAACTACAGTATCTTCCGCCGCTGCTGTAATTGGAGGTCTTCCATTTACTGCTGCAATATTTAGCCCGGCGGCAGTAAGCGGGTCATCTGGTACTGCGATTATATTGAGAACTGTAAGTGGGTCTACAACCGCTGCCGTTCTTAACGCGGCTACAAACGCGGCAATAACAAACGCGCAATTGTCAACATTTTTTATTATTTGCACACTTGTGTATACCGTATAAAAACAATGTTCTCAATTAAAGGCTAAATAAATGGCATCACTCGTCTTATCTGGTGATACGTCGGGCACGGTCACCCTAGCGGCTCCGGCGGTTGCTGGCACTCAGTCCTATACTTTGCCCACGGCGGTCCCTGCTGCAAACGGTTACGCGCTAACCAGCACGACTGGCGGCACGATGAGTTGGGGTCAAGTTTCGCTTGCTACTGGCGTGACTGGAAACTTGCCTGTTGCCAATTTAAACAGCGGTACTTCTGCATCAAGTTCAACATATTGGCGCGGTGACGGTACTTGGGCTTCTGTGAGTGCGTCTCCCGGTGGATCAACAACGCAGTTCCAATACAACAATGCGGGTTCTTTTGCTGGTGCGTCTAATTTGACGTTTGCTACCAATGGTCCTGTTGTAACAAGTTTAGGTGTTGGTTCTACAACTCCTTCTGCATCAGGCGCTGGAATTGCGTTTCCCGCAACTCAATCGGCATCATCAGACGCTAATACGCTAGACGATTACGAAGAAGGGACTTGGACTCCAACTATAACCCCCGGCTCTAGCGGTTCTTTTACAACCATCACGGTTACAGGAGAATATACAAAAATTGGTCGGCAAGTAACTGCAATTTTGTATGTAAGCGTTGTTAATAATGGGACGGCAGCGGGTAGCTGGAACGTATCGGCTTTGCCATTTTTGCCCAACTCAAACAATACTTATATTTTCGGCACTGGGTCAAATCAAAATACAAATACCGCCGTTATCTTCCAAGTATACACTCCCGGACCAAACATAACTGTCTCACCGGGAACCGGAACAACTTTATGTGCAACAGGGACAAAAGTTGGCGTAACAATCACTTACAATGTTTAAATAGGTTTTATAATGTCACTCAGTAAGTTAACCGTTGTAGACCAAATCACTGTCACCGAAAACGGCATCGTTCTCTACCGCGAAGCAACGCGCATCCTTGAGGACGGCGTGGAACTAAGCAAGACCTACCATCGTTCAAGCCTAACTCCCGGTCAAGACACCAGCGCAGTACCAGCAAACGTACAGGCTATCTGTAACGCAGCGTGGACACCGGAAGTTGTAGCAGCATTCCAAGCGGCTCAACTAGCTAACCCCTAGTTGCACTACAGTCTAGCAACGTATAAACTACGCAATATCATGGCTAAATCTCCTGCATGGCAAAGAGCAGAAGGGAAGGACCCCAAGGGGGGCCTGAACGCAAAGGGACGCGCGTCCGCGAAATCACAAGGGATGAACTTAAAGCCCCCCGCCCCGAAACCAAAAACGACCGCAGACGCCGGGAGAAAGAAGAGCTTTTGTGCGCGAATGAGCGGCATGAAATCGAAACTTACTTCCTCCAAAACAGCCAACGACCCCGACTCCCGGATTAACAAAAGCCTTCGGGCATGGAAGTGCTAGCATGAAAAAAGTCAAACGTTACAAACAAGGCGACGTTGTTGACGTAGCTCCAGATGATTCTGGTGGCGGCGGTGGTGGTGGCGGCGGTGTTAGTCAAGGTGGTGGCTATATTGATGCTGGACGGCAAGCGCTAGAAAATGCTGGTGGAATTAACCCGTTCGCTACAATTCGTAGCGGACCAAAATCTGATAGTGGTCCGGCATGGGCAGTACAAAAACCGGAAGACGCTGAGTATGAAGCCAATGCTCTTCGGGACTTGCGGGCAAACAAAGCGTTAAATGGCGGTGTTACTACGGGTATTCTAAGGCCCGGTCTCGCCAAAGGCGGCGCAGTCAAGAAGATGGCTAAAGGTGGCTCTACTACTTCCGCTTCCAAACGTGCAGACGGCTGTGTTCAGCGTGGCAAAACCAAGGGGCGGTTTGTGTGATGGAACATACTATTTGGAACGCAGTTCTTTCGGTAGGCGTTAGTGTTGTTGGGTTCTTCCTCAAGAGCATGTATGACGAGGTAAAACGCCTTCAAGTACTGCTCAACAAAACACGCGAAGAAATTGCTAGAGAGTACGTAACCAAGAATCAATTAGACGCAGACATCAATCGCATCTTTGATCGGCTTGATAGACTCGAAGCCAAGATTGACCGACTGGTAGAAAAACATGCCTAGTTCATCAAAGAAACAACACAATTTCATGGAGGCTGTAGCCCACAGCCCCAGCTTTGCCAAGAAAGTTGGCGTCCCTCAGTCCGTGGGCAAGGACTTTTCAGCGGCTGATAAGGGTCGTAAATTTTCCAAAGGTGGTGACATGAAACGCATGGCTGATGGTGGGATGTCTGAAAAAGACATGAAAGAGAATGAAGAGTATAGAAAAAAACCATACTATAATGGGTACGAAGACTACACCCCGTCGGGGCGCGCTGCATTACGGCACTACAACCAAGAAGCAGAAAAGACCGACATTAAAGACTATGTTAAGCGAAAAGACGGCCCACCCTACAACCCCACTGTCGCAAAGCAAGCACAGGCTATGCAGCGTGAAGTAATGAATGAAGGTCGCCGCGAAACTCGCGGGAAGGTTCCTGCTGCGGCGCTTAAAAAAGGGGGTTCAGTTTCTTCGCGTGCAGACGGCTGCGCACAGCGTGGCAAAACTAAAGGGAAAATTGTATGAAAGAGTCAAAAGCAATGGTTGGTAAAGAAGTGGCCTTCATGAAAAAGAAGGGCGCTCCAGCATCCATGATGAAACATGAAATGGCCGAAGCAAAGGGCATGAAGAAGGGCGGTTCTGCTTCTTCGCGTGCGGACGGTGTTGCCAAGAAAGGCAAGACCAAGGGTAAGCTGCTTAGCAAAGGCGGAGCCTGTTAATCATGAGAGCCAGTCGCGGTATGGGGGACATCAACCCCAAGAAGATGCCCGGACCAAAGGTTAAGGCGCGCCGCGACGACACCGACTTCACGCAGTACAAGAAAGGCGGACCTGTTGGGCTATACGCCAACATCAATGCTAAGCGTAAACGTGGCGCTAAAATGCGCAAGCCCGGAGACCCGGGCGCACCGACAGCACAGGCTTTTATTGACTCTGCGAAAACGGCAAAGAAGCAATGATTAACGAACCAAGCACCGGTTACTGGGACTACTCAAACGAGATTGCTCCGCAATGGGTAGACTACGGCGATCCTGGCGCCCGTCCTGCGCCGGGACCAATAAATGTAGGCGGCACGGGATCTAACCCACCAATTACAGGTACGGGCGGAATGCCCGTTGGTGGCGCAAACCCGATTCTTTCTGCATACGGTCCACCTGCATCTTTGGCACCCCAAACCCAAACTCCCGGTAGCCAATTTACCCCCACACCGTTTATGACGCCGGGGATGACTTTTCAGCCGCATACGCAATTCGGGCAGCAGGCTTCTGCGCCATTAAACATAAATCAACAGGGAAACACGTACGGCCAAATGCCGGGTGGTCCCAACATGGCGCAACAAACACCTGCTTTCCAGTCTATGCGTCCGGGCGGATCTTCGGGGTTCATGCCGCAGTTTCAAAATCCGTATGGCCCACAAACACCGCCGCAGCAATACCGTGCAATGGGGCAACAGCCAACGCAGATTTCACAGCAACCACAAGCCCCACGACAGCCTGATGCTGATGGTATCGCCGCGTTACTTCGCAGCGCAATGCAGAACAAATATGGAAACTCGCCTTAATCATGGCAAACACCTCCGGCCAGACCACGTTTAACCTCGACCTGTCTGAACTGGTCGAGGAAGCTTTTGAGCGCGCTGGCTCGGAGTTACGTACGGGGTACGATCTGCGCACCGCTAGGCGGTCGCTCAACCTCATGTTTGCTGACTGGGCAAACCGAGGTATCAATCTGTGGACTATTGAGCAGGGCACCATCAATCTTGTTCAAGGCCAGAACACTTACCCGTTGCCCAATGACACGGTGGATTTGCTTGAGCACGTGATCCGCACAAACGCAAACAGCACATCTAACCAGTCTGACCTGACGATCACGCGCATCAGCGTATCAACGTACGCTACGCTGCCAAACAAACTGTCGCAAGGTCGGCCAATCCAAGTCTGGGTGCAGCGCTATAACGGCCAAACAACGCCGGTTTCAGCTACGCTGAGCACAACAATCAGCAGTACAGCTACGACAATCACGGTGAGTTCGGCGGCAAATCTGCCGGCTGCTGGGTTTGTAAAGATCGACTCAGAGATTATCAATTACGGATACATCACAGGCAACACGCTGTACAACTGTTTCCGTGCGCAACAAGACACAACGGCAGCGGCACATACGGCAGGCGCAACAGTTTATTGGCAGCAGACCCCGGCGGTTACTGTCTGGCCTACGCCAGATAACGCATCTACATATCAGTTTGTTTAC